CCTTCATTGCGACCAAACAGATGAAGGCGATAACGAAAAAATTCTTAATGATATTTTAACAGATAAATTAGAAATAGACAACCATGGAGTTTATAGAGAAGATGGACAAACCATAAGGGGGTTAGATGAAGTATGAAAGCATTTAAAGTGTTATTGAAAATATTGGTAAGTATTATAAACATACTGAATGAAGAAGGCTTTAAGCTTTACGATTCTAATGACCAAGATTGGTATATATCTAACATTAGATATGATGGCATGGACGATAGATTATATTTTGATACTGAGGAGGATAAGTAAATGGCAGAAGAAGTTAAGGAATTAAAAGCAAAGATTAAGGAATTAGAAGAACAATTAAAGGTAAATGAAAAACCACTTAATATATATCAAAAGTTACAAAGATGTAGAATTGAAGTTCAATCAGTAGGAATAACGAAGTCTGGGAAAGGTTATGCGAATTTTGGATATTTTGAACTAGGTGATTTCCTTCCAACAATAAATTCTTCATGTAATAAATATGGATTAACACCTATATTCAAATTTGAAAAAGAAAAAGCTTCTTTAACTGTTATTGATAGTGATAATCCAGAAGTATCAATATTATTTGAAACACCTATAGAGCTAGCTGTAATAATGAAAGGTTCAGCTATACAGCAAATAGGAGCAACACAGACCTATGCAAGAAGATATTTATATATGATGGCTTTTGAAATAGCAGAAACAGATTTAGTAGAAGAAGTTGAACCGGACCAAGATAAAATAGAGGGAGAAGAAAAAATAGGAACAGTTCACGCTAATTTGATGAAGAAACTTATAGAAGAAACTGAAACAGAAATAACAAGTTTCTTAAGATATGCAGGAGTTTCTAAAGTAGAAGATGTTAAAAAGAAAGACTATCCAGAGCTATTAAAGCTTTTAGAGAAAAAGAAGAGTGATCTTAAGAAGAAAATAGATGCTGAAAAAGCTAGAAAGCAAAAAGAAGAACTAGCTAAGCAACAAGAAGAATTAAAAAGACAAGAAGAATCTCAACAAGAAAACTTTGAATTTTAGGGGGAATATAAATGGATATACAAGTAAATAAACAATTACCAGTTATAACTATAAATTTTGATGAAGTTAAATCTAACTTAGTAGAAAATATGGAGAATTATAAAGGGTTAGTTGTTACAGAAGAAAGTTTAAAAGATTGTAAGGCTACTCAAAAGGATTTAGCAGGACTTAGAAACAAGTTAGATACTTATAGAAAAGATGTTAAGAAAGAAATGGAGAAACCTATTAAGGACTTTGAAGGGCAATGTAAAGAGCTTATAGGACTTATAGAAGAAGTTGAAAAGCCTATTAAGTTAGGAATTGTTGAATTTGATAATAAGAAGAAAGAAGAAAAAAGATTAAAAGCACAAGAAATAATAGCTAACATAGTAATTACATTAGGGTTAGAGAAAAAATATTCAGAGCAATTAACTGTATTAGATAAATATTTAAATCTTTCAGCTAGTGCAAAAAGTGTTGTTGAAGATATAGAGCAAAGAGCTGCAGCATTAAAACAACAACAAAATTCAGATAAGGCTAAAGCAGAAATGTTAAAAGCTACTATAGAAACTACATTAGAAGGAGTAAATAAATCTCTAAAAACTCCTTTAGAGTATAAAGACTTTGAGAAGTATATAGAGTTTGGATGGGATATAGCAAGAATAGTTAGAGAAATAAATGATAGAGCAGATCTAGTTAGAAAGGCAGAGCAACCTAAAGAAGAACCTAAGCAAGAAATAGAATTACCTGTAGATTTAAATCCTAAAATACCAATAGTAAAAGAGATTAAGGAAGATGAATCATTATTTTATGTAGATGTTCATGTGGAGCATAATATTGAAGCTATACAAGCTTTAAGTAAGTTCTTAAAGGATAAAGGATATGTTTATAAGGTTCATAGTAAAGGAAAGGTTAAATAATCCTTACAAGGGGGTTAGAAATGGATAAGGAATCTAAAGGATTTATAAAATTAGATAGAAACATCTTTGACCATTGGATATTCCAAGATGCAGAAAAGTTTAGAGCATTTGTGGACCTTATCCAATTAGCTAGATGGAAAGATGAAAAATTATTAATAGGAAATGATGTTGTAACAGTTCCAAGAGGGAGTTATTACACCTCGGAATTGAAATTATCAGAGCGTTGGAGTTGGTCCAGAAAAAAGACAAGAGAGTTCTTAAAATTATTAGAAAATGAAAAAATGTTAATCAAAAAAGGTACAACAAAGGGTACAATGCTAACCATTGAAAACTATAGGTTTTACCAAGATGAAGGGACAACGAAAAGCACATCAAAAGAACATCAAAGGAACAACGAAGGGTACATCAAAGGGACATCAAAGGAACATCAAAAGAACAACGAAGGGTACACAAAAGAAGAAATTAAAGAAGTTAAAGAAATTAAAGAAGTTAAAGAAATTAAAGAAGTTAAAGAAATTAAAGAAGGGGAAGAAATGAAAGAAGGAAAAGAAAATATAACTGTACTTCCTTCCATTTCCTTTCCAACTCCAAGACATAAATTTATATATGAAAATGTAACAGAGAATAGTTATAAGACATGGTTTGAAAATTCAATTATAGAAGAATTTGAAACTGAAATAGTAATAACAGCTAAGAATAAACTTAGTAAAGATATTATAGAGAGTAAGTTTTTAGAAATGTTAAAGATATTAACTGGAAAGAAAATAACTGTTAAGGAGGATTAAGTATGAAAGAATTAACATTTAAAGAGGTTATAGCAAATATAAAAGAAGGTGAAGTTTGGGAAGGGGAATGTAGAATTATAAAATGTATAAATAGCAATATAAGCATATGGAATAAAGATGGTTGTAAAAGTGATTGTTTTCTATTTATAGATGATTATAAATTCAAACTACAAAGGAAAGAATATACTTTTGAAGAAGCATTTAAAGCGTTAGAAGAAGGCAAGGAAATAGAAAGTGTTGAAAGTCTTGGTAAGTATAAGAAAATAGGAGATATCTATAAAACAAATAATCGCTTAGGTGAATGGATTTTTGCAGGGAACTCACTAAACTTCTATGAGATAAAAGGTAAGTGGTATATAAATGACTAGAGAAATACACTTCTGCAGAGAATGTGGGACAAGCTATGGAGTAGAGCTTCATCATATTATATTTCGAAGCGAAGTAAAGGCATTAGAACATTGTAAATTAAATCATACCTATCTTTGCGGCAAGGATCATAGAGGAACTAATGGACCTCATGGAAGTAAAGGAGCAACAGCCAATAGAAAACTTAAGCTAGAGTTTCAAAATAAATTAGAAATGCTCTTTGATAAAGCTTATTTAACTAAAGAAGAAATAAACGAAGTATTACAGATATCAGATAAGGCACTAGACAGGCTCTTAAAGACATTAAGTTTACAGAAGGATAGATATGTTAGGGAAGAAGTTATAAGGCAATGTATGGGTGGTAGATTGATTGTAGAGGAAGGTAAAGAATGAATCCACAACAGATAATAAATAAAATGAATCAATGTTTAATGGCAATGCAGAAAGGGAATATAGAATATAAATCTTTAGGATTAAAGAAAGCTGCTGCAGAAGAAAGATATAGAGTAGCATTACAAAAAGAAATGGCTAGATTGAAGCTAGAAGGATATAGAGTAACAATAATACCAGATATGGCTAGAGGGAATGAAGAAGTAGCACATTTAAGACTAGAAAGAGATATAGCAGATGTTAATTATACAGTATGTAGAGATAGCTTAAGGTATAACGAAAAGGAACTAGACATACTTAGAAGTCAGTTAGCGTGGTTAAAGGTAGAGTTTAAGAATAGTTAGGAGGTAGGGAATGAAAGTAAAATTAGTATGTGAAATAGAAGCAGATATTATTGATAAAGAAGAGTTAGAATCTATACAAGCAAATATAAGCAGCAGAAGTGCTATGACATCTATGGAAAATCTTTGGGAAAGGATAATAAAGAAAACATTAAAAGATATATGTCCTTACCCAGTATATTGCAATAAAAGAGTTAAAGTTAGAACAAAATACTTAAAAGAAGATGATGAAACACAAGAATTTCAACTTGGTGATACTGCTTATATGATAGATGAAGATTATAGATTTTTTGAGAGTAAAGTTTATAAAATCGAGTTGGATAACGGAAGATATTACTATGATACAAATGATTGTGATTTTGAATCAAGTGATATTGGAAAGTGGGTTTTTAAATCATATTTAGATAGACAACTCTATTTAGAATCAAAGATGGGGTAAGAATTTAATATAAGGAGAATAGGAGTAAATCCAACATAGTTATATATTCCTATTCTCATATAATAGTCAATTTCAATAAAGAAGGTGAGTAGATGGATAGGAATTATGTAATTGTGTGTAATAGGCATAAGAGTATATATGGAGGTTTATTGTTTTGGGGACAAAAAACAGAAGATAAGGAGAAAAGAAGTTTCGGAGGATATACAGGAGATATCAATAAGTGTGAGAGATATACATTAGAAGAAGCTATAAATAATGGTTATAACTTTCCCTTATACGGAAAGAACTGCAACCATGATAATTATCAAAAATATGATGATTTTGTAATTGAGATAAGAAGGTTAGAAAGATTAGGATATAGACCTATTACTATATATGTTAGATAAAGGTCTAAGAGAGGTGATTAGGTGACTAATAGTAAACAAAAAGGTGCTAGAGGAGAAAGAGAATTATCTTCTAAGCTAAGGGAGTATGGATATGAAACAAGGCGAGGACAACAGTATTGTGGTGCTAATGGTGATGCTGATGTAGTTGGATTACCTGGAATACACATTGAATGTAAGAGGGTAGAAAGACTTAATATATATGATGCTATAAGCCAAGCTAAGGCAGATAAAAAAGATAGTGAACTAGGAGCAGTATTCCATAGAAAAGATAGGTCAGAATGACTTGTGACCATGACATTAGGTGAGTGGATGAAATTATATAAGGAGGAATTAAAAAATGAATGAGTGGTTAGAAGAATTTGAAGAGATATTAGATAAAGTTGTTTCAATTGGAGATATAAAAGACTTTGAAACATTTAAGAGAAGAGTTATAGAAGTATTGGAGGAAGTAGATCAATGAAACTTAAGCTGGGAGATTACTTTATAGAAACAGATGAAAGACAATACAAGGTTAAGAAGTATATAGGCAAGGATAAAAAGGATAATGACTTGTATAAATCAATAGCTTACTGTACAGGGTTTACTACAGCTCTTAAATTCATACCTCAACAATCAATAAGGGATAATGACGATATAAGTGTCGTAATAGATAAACTAACTCAAATAGAGCGAGAAATTAAGGCTATAGATGAATATGTAAAAGAAAATAAAAATTATAAAGAGAGATATCGAGAATTAGATAGATTTATAAATATGAACTATGAAAGTGAAGGTGTATAAGTAATGATAACCGAAAAAGATTTAAAAGAAATAAATGAGAATTTAGAAGGTATAAAGCAAGCTAGGAAGCTAAATATAAAAGCTAAAGCAACAGTTGTATTAGAAGATGGTTCAGAAGCTTTAATATACCATCTAGGACAAGCTAATGACACTATAAGGATAGATGTAAAGGAGTATAAGGAATGAATAAAGTAATACTTATCGGAAGATTAACAAAAGATTCAGAACTTAATTTTACAGCAGGAAGTGGAGCTGCAGTATGTAGATTTTCTATGGCAGTAGCAAGGCCTTTTAAGAAAGGTGAAACAGACTTTATAAATTGTGTAGCATTTGGGAAAACTGGTGAAACAATAGCACAATACTTTACTAAAGGTAAACCAATAGCTATTACTGGAAGTATTAGAACTGGTAGCTATGATGCTAAGGATGGTACTAAGAGATATACAACAGATGTAGTTGTTGAATCCTTTGAATTTATAGGACAAGGTAAGCAAGAGCAAAAAGAAGATAATCCTTTTAACAATGGTGGAATGAATTTTGAGGAGGACATGACACCAGTGGATGATGGGGATATGCCATTCTAATGGAACAGATAGGATTTAAACTTGTAATGTTTAAGGAGGATTGCATAGAGCTACATAATAGTTTCTTATGTGGCTCTATACATCAATACCTATTTGAACATGAGAAAAACTTTATTATAAAAATTGATGATGTGTATTATGGTCCATTAAAAAGGAGTTGTGAAAAACTATAGGAGGGAATATGAAGAAGGCAAGAAGGACAGATAACTGTCAAACTAAAGTAGCAAGAGAATATATAAGAGAAAACTATAACTTATTAAGAAGAAATGCTATAGTAGAAAACTTATTAGATAAGACAAGATTAAAAGAAGATACCATAATAGGAATTTATAAAGAAGTAGAGTTATTAAATAAGGTCCTTGAAGAAGATAATGAAGAAAGAAAAATAAAATATAAGGGGAGAGAGCGAGAGTTCTTTATGTTCAATGATAAATATCTATATAAGGATTTAATTTAGGAGGATAAAGATGGGAAAGATAAATGAAATTAATAAATATCTAACAGACAATCAGAGTAGAGCTAAATCTTATTTAATTAATAATTTAGTTGAGAAATTTAATATAACTAAGAGAAGTGCAGATACTTATTATTACAATTGGAAAAAGGAGTATATGAATACTTCTAAGTGCGTACCTACAGAAGAAATAAAAATCAGTATGAAGGATATGGATAGAAATATGAAAGCAGATATTAATGTTAAAGCAGATGCTAAAAAGGTAGCTGAAGAAGTAGCAAGGCAATTAGCAAAGGGAATAAAGAAGGACCATATTGCTGAGGTCAGCAAAAAGGTTGAGGATCTAGAAGTGTTAGAGGAAGTTGTTGTAAAAGAAGTTAAGTTAAAAGGTAGAAATGGTGTATATCAAGCGAAAACAGGTCTAGGAGTAGCGCTAGAGAATGGAGAATATAAACTTGCCTTTTGTAATGTAGAAGAACTAACAGAGTTCTACAATGAATATAAGAAAGTGTTTGAGAGGATTTAATTATGTTGATAGTGGGTATATGGTTAGTAGCTGCAATGTTGATAATAAACTTCTTTGCAGGAGCTTATCAGAATAATAGAGAAAGAGGACTTGAAGTAAGATATCTTGATTTTGATAATTCTAAAGTGTTAGATAATAAACCAACTCAATTTGATGAAATAAGGGTAGTAGAAAGAGAATTAGATGAATTTAAAACAGCAGTTATAAAGCTAGATTATGATAATGCTATTGAAGAATACCATGATGTGAAGCAGAGCATGGAGAATACACTACAACTTATGGGAGTGCCTAAGGAATATTTAATAAGTGGACAACCTAAGCATTATAGAAAACTTAAAAAGAGAGGATGGCTATTTAAATAGCAATTTGATACTATTGCGAACTAACTAAGAGAATTTGTTCTTTGAAAATTGAATAGTACGGTATTTGAAAAATATACAAATTGTGGTATGGTAAGTGTATGAAGTATACTTTTAAAATATAACATAGGAGATTAAACAATGAGTAAAGATAAGTTTTATAAATCTGGGATATGTGATAAATGTGGAAAAGAGTATAATAAATACTATTGCGAATGGGATGATTTTTCACCTACACCAGAAGAAACAGTTTTAGTT